GGAGAGAAGAATGAACTGGCAGACAATCATCGTCACAAATGTGATCGAGCCGAGCAGATCGGCCTTTGCTGTCCGAGAGGACAACGGCGAGCAGGTCTTTATCCCACCGACAGTCAGCCGCGCCTGCGAGATTGAGCCGAGTGACATCGTGCTGGCGAAGCTGGTGCCGAACCGCGACAGGCGCGGGGTCGACATTCAGAGCGTCCCGTGGCTGGCTCCGCTGGTCACGCGGGAAGATGAAGGCATGATGGATGCTGACGAAGTGAAAGATCGGCTGGAAGACTATGATTTCCCCGTCACGGCGGATGAGGTCGAGATTCCGCTGATCGCTTTGCAGTCAGCGCATCAGGAGGGCAAGATCGTCAAGGTCGTTGTCATGCCCGCACCGAAGGCCGAGCGCATCGTGATGTGGGCCGCAAGCATGGACACAGTATGACCCGAAGACAGGACGTTCTTGACGAGGCCAGCAGGCTGATCCACGGGCCGCGCCAAGCCCACTACGGCACACCATCGGTCAACTTCCGCAGGTTTGCAGATCGCATTGAGCAGCACATCGGTAAGGATGTGCCGACTTGGCAAAGCGCGGTAATCATGGCAGACTTGAAGTTGGCGAGGCTGGCTCAGGGCTATCATGAGGACAGCATCGTTGATGCCATCGGCTATCTGGCTCTTGCAGCCGAGCTATACAGCGAGGAACGCGATGAGCCTGATCGACCTGACACCAGCGGATGAAGAAAACAGCACAGGCATAGCCCATTCTATGCTAGAGTTCTGCTTCGAGATGCTTGAGGACGACGAGCCTATTGAGGATGTGATCTATGCTATCACACTGACGCTGGCTGCGATCATGAGCATGAACGAAATGAAGGGCGTCAAGAGGCTGAACTGATGGCGATAGCGTTTCAATTCAAATCGAATGTCGCTGACGTAAATCGGCGGATGTCGAACATGGTTGCTCGGCAAATGCCGTTTGCCATTTCAAAGGCGCTCAACGACACGGCCAAATCGCTGGTGGCAAAGAACAAGCAGGACATGGGCCGGATATTCGATAGGCCAGTCCCGTGGACGCTCAACGCCTTCACATACAAGCCCGCTCGCAAATACGAGAACACCGTCACAATTCGGCGCAAGGACAACCAGCGTAAGCGGCACTATCTCGAAGTGCAGAACGAAGGCGGTCTGCGTGGGCAGACTGGCATGGAACGTGCCTTTCAGATGAACTTACCTTACGGCGGCATCTTGCAGCACGTTACGCCGACCAAGGCAACGCGGCTCAACAAGCATGGCAATATGTCGCCCGGCTTCCGCAACCAGATGATGTCCGCGATGAGGGTGTCGAGTGACCCGAAGATGCGAAGCCCAGTCAAGGGGCAGACCCGTTCCGGCGGTGCGAAATACTTTGTGCCGAAGATCGACCACCCGCTCGGTCAAGGCAGCAAAGCTGGCGTGTATCAGCGCATGAGCGGGGGTCGAGCGAGGAAGGTGCTGAACTTTATTGATCGTGGCATAGCATATCGCCCCAAGCTGCGGTTCGAGGAGCGGATGGCGCTCTACGGTAGCAATATCTACAAGAAGCGGCTCTCGGCATCGCTAAAGTATGCTATGGCAACCGCGAAGCTAAGATGATGCGAGGGAAGGCACAACATATTGTGGGCGGCGCAGTCAGTCGTCTATATATTGGGTCCTCCCCAAAGGGTCGCCCTGCGGGTAATTCGAACCCCTTTTCATTTTCAGCGACAGAATGAAAATCGGCGCTTTATTATAAACGAAAGGAAGAAAATGAAGCAGCAGATCGAATATCTAGAAACCGAAAAACTGATCCCATATGCGCGAAACTCGCGCACTCATAGCGACGAGCAAGTCCAGCAAATCATGGGTTCCATCAAGGAATTTGGGTTTACCAACCCAGTCCTGGTCGATGGGGATGGCGTCATCATCGCTGGGCATGGCCGGACGATGGCCGCACAACGCCTTGGAATGAAAGAGGTGCCTTGTCTGCGTCTGGCCTATCTCACAGAGGCGCAAAAGCGGGCATACGTCATCGCGGACAACAAACTCGCGCTGAACGCTGGCTGGGATGACGAGATGCTGGCGCTTGAATTGCGCAACCTGCGCGATGAGGACTTCGACCTATCGCTGACAGGTTTTGACGATGACGAACTCGCCTCTTTGCTGGCGGAAGCGGTGGTCGAGGGTCTTGTTGACGAGGACGCAGTGCCGGAAGCGCCAGAGCAGCCCATCACTGTCGAGGGCGATGTGTGGCTACTCGGTCGGCACAGGCTTATGTGCGGGGATAGCACCAGCATTGATGCGGTTGAGCGGCTGATGGATGGGCGGAAGGCAGACATGGTGTTCACCGATCCGCCTTACAACATCGACTATCAAGGCGTGAAGGACAAGCGGGACAAGATCAAAAACGATAAAATGGCAGACGAAGATTTTGTGCAGTTTCTTCGGAACTCCTTGATGGGCTGCGAAACTATGTATGTCTGCTGTTCTTGGCAATACGCGCATCTTTTTAAGCAGGCGATGACAGACTTGGCTCGCGCCCCAAAGGCAATGATTGTTTGGAATAAAGTAAATCCAGCCCAGCATCTGGATAAGTATTTCAAGCAGCATGAGATTATTTTTTACTATGGAGACTTTGGCGGGCAGAAAACTTTGCGCGGTGATGTCTGGGAACTGAAGCGTCAGAAAAACACCGTTCATCCGACCATGAAGCCAGTTGAATTGATTGATATGGCGATGGTTGATCAGCCCGATAAAGCTGTCGTTTACGACGCCTTTGGAGGATCTGGCAGCACGCTTATCTCTTGTGAAAAAAACCACCGCGATTGCCGCATGATGGAACTTGATCCCAAATACTGCGATGTGATCATCAAACGCTGGCAGGACTTCACAGGCCAGCAAGCAACCCTTGAGGCCACAGGTCAGACATACGGCGAACTCAAGGCAGGGCGCGAGGCAGCATAGTGTCAAACGCACAAACCTTCCCGCTCGATACGATCTGCAAGCTGCTCGATCTGACGCCGCAGCGGGTGGCGCAACTTGTCAACATGGGCGTGATCCCGCGAAAAGAACGCGGTCGCTATGAGCTTGTGCCTGTCGTCAGGGGTTACATCCACTATCTACGCGAGCGGGCCATCAAGGGCGATGCCCAAGCTGGCGGCGACGACTATGCAGCGCATCGCGCCCGTTTAACCAAGGCCAAGGCCGACATGGCCGAGATGGAACGCGAGCAGATGGCAAACGCGCTCATTCCGGCGGTCGATGTTGAGCGGGCATGGATTGAGGTGGTGTCAAATATGAGGGCCAAGTTGCTTGCCATACCGACTACGGCTGCGGCTGACGCGCAGGCGGCGGCAACACTGGCAGAGGCAAAACAAGTATTGAAAGAGAAGATCAATGAAGCACTCGCAGAACTCTCAGAGATGCGGGTCGAAGTCGTTAATCCTCTCAGGGCATCCGACGATCAAGACGGCAGCGGAAAAGGCGCTCAGAGCGTTGGCACCGCCGCCGGACCTGACGATCTCTGAATGGGCTGACGAATTTCGACGGCTATCACCGGAAGCATCTGCCGAGCCGGGCAGATGGTCAACCAGTCGCGCCGAGTATCAGCGCGGCATGATGGATGCTGTCAGCGATCCGAGAATTGAGCAGGTCGTATTTATGACATCTGCACAGGTCGGAAAAACCGAGATCATCAACAACATCTGCGGCTATCATATCCAGCAAGACCCGTCCCCCATCCTTGTCGTCCAGCCAACGCTTGAGATGGCGAAATCTTGGTCGCAAGAAAGGCTGGCTCCGATGGTCAGGGATACCACGGGGATTTCCGATCTGATTGCCGATCCGAGGACGCGAGACAGCGGCAACACGGTCCTGCATAAGCTATTCCCAGGCGGACATATCAGCATCGCTGGCGCGAACTCTCCTGCTGGCCTTGCGTCCCGCCCGATCAGGATTGTGCTTTGCGACGAAGTTGACAGATACCCGATTTCGGCTGGCACGGAGGGCGATCCGGTCGAACTGGCAAAGCGGCGATCCATGACATTCTGGAACCGCAAGATCATCATGGTCAGCACTCCGACGACACGCGGGGAAAGCAGGATCGAGGCCGCGTTCAAGGAGACTGACCAGCGGCATTATTTCGTCCCATGCAAGGATTGCGGTGAATATCAGACTTTGCGCTGGGAAAATGTCCGCTGGGATCACGATGACCCGTCTACCGCAGGATACTTTTGCGAGCATTGCGGATCGGTCTGGGATGATGCCGACCGATATAACGCCGTGAAGAAAGGCGAATGGCGGGCGACCGCCGAGCATACTGGCATCGCTGGTTTTTTCCTTAATGGGATTTATTCGCCTTGGACGCCGCTATCTTCGGCTGTTTCCGACTTCCTTGCGTCCAAGCGCGACCCGATGCGGCTGCGAACTTGGGTCAACACATTCCTTGGCGAGACTTGGGAAGATCAGGGCGAGCAGGTTGACGATCATGACCTAATGCAACGCGCAGAAGACTGGGGCGACGAACTGCCGAGTGATGTCCTGCTCATCACGGCTGGCGTTGACGTTCAGGACGACCGCCTTGAAGTGGAGGTCGTCGGCTGGGGTCGCGGCGAGGAAAGCTGGTCACTGGATTACCGCACACTCTATGGCGACCCATCGACGGCAGAGCTTTGGATGCAGCTTGACGAAGCGCTGAAGCGATCTTGGCCGCATGAAACGCAAGGTGAGATGGCGATCAGATCAACCTGCATCGACAGCGGCGGTCACTACACCCAGCAGGTCTATAACTACGCAAGGATCAACGCTGGGCGGCGCGTGTTTGCCATCAAAGGCATCGGCGGCGAGGGCAAGCCTGTCGTTGGCAGGCCGAGCAAAAACAATATCGGCAAGATCAATTTGTTCCCGGTCGGCGTCGATACGGCCAAGGAGCTTGTCTATTCCCGCCTGAAGATTACAGACGAGGGTGAGGGGTATTGTCATTTCCCTAGCGGAAGATCGCCGGAATACTATATGATGTTGACAGCGGAAAAGAAGGTTATCCGCTACCACAAAGGCCGACCGCGCAGGGAGTGGGTGAAGATCAGAACACGCAACGAAGCACTCGATTGCAGGGTTTATGCAACCGCTGCGTTGGGACTTCTCAACGTAAATCTAGAGGTTGTTTACAAGCAGGCACAAAATAAGGTATCATCGCCCAAGAGTGCCGCTCCCGTGCGGCGTCCTGTCGTGCCGACGAGAAACTCATTCGTTCACGGATACAAGTGATGGCAAATCTTTTCGACGCTGCAAATGCCCCTGAAGGTGAGCCACGAGAACTCGTCGTCGGTGATTTCCTACAGTGGAAGCGCAGCGACCTAGTTGCTGACTACCCAACTGCCACGCACAGCGCAGAATATGTTGCCCGCATCACTGGCGGCGGTTCCAACGAAATCAAGCTGGCTGGAACTGAAGGAAGCGCAGATTACTATCTCTTCACTGTGCCAAGCGCGACATCTGCCGACTTTGCTCCGGGTCTATACCACTGGCAGCTTGAGATCACTCAGACATCGTCCGGCAATCGCATCGTCGTGGATACTGGCGACTTCACCGCCATTCCCGACATGGATAACAACCAAGCCGATCCTCGCATTCATGCGGAGATCATGCTGGACAAGATTAACAGCATCCTTGAGGGCAAGGCTGACAGCGATGTCGGCAGCTATAGCATCGCTGGCCGTTCTCTGACGAAGATGACCTTCGCCGAGTTGATGGACGCCCGCGACCGATACAAAGCAGAGATCGTTGTGCATACCAACCGCGAATTGATTAAGCGCGGCAAGTCCAATGGCTCAACGATCAAGGTGAGGTTCATCTGATGGGTCTTTTTGACGTATTCCGCCCCAAGAAGAAGCCGCGCCAAACTGTTTTTCGCAAATATGCCGCCGCAAGCACGAGCAGGCTGTTTGCTGACGCATTTGGCGGGTCGGGCAGCGCCGACTCCGAGATCCGTCAGGCGCTTGAGCAGCTTCGCAACCGCTCCCGCGACCTTGAGCGCAACAACGAGTATTTTCGCCGCTATCTGCATTTGCTCCGCACCAATGTCGTCGGTGAGAATGGCTTTCGCCTTCAGGTTCGCGCCGTAAACCCAGACCGCTCGCAGGACATTGCTGGGAGCCAGATCATCGAGGATGCGTGGGCCGAGTTTTGCCGCTACGGCAACATCACGGTCGATGGCCGGATGTCGATGATCGACCTAGAGAACCACATCGTCACGGGTATGGCCCGCGATGGCGAGGTTTTCCTGCGGATCGTGAAAGGTAACTTCCTGCGGTTCGGTATTGCCATTGAGATCATCGAGCCTGATCGGGTTGACGATAAGCTCAACGACAAATGGCGCAACGGCAACGAAATCCGCATGGGTGTGGAGATCGACCAATACAAGCG